TGTGCCGACACCGCCCAAGTGGTATCAGGACGAGTACCCGGATGACAAGAGCGCCAAGATGTTCTCGGATGAGATCAAAGGGCTCCTGGACAAGGGCGCGAAGGAGTTGCTGCTGCGGATCAACAGCCCGGGCGGCTCCGTGACGGAGAGCGTCGCCATGCGCGGCATCCTCTCCGGCGCGGGGTTCGACAAAATCACCATCCGCATCGAGGGCCTGTGTGCCAGCGCTGCAACCAACATCGCCACCATCCCCGGCGCGGAGGTGGAGATCATGGAGGGCAGCTATTACATGATCCACAACCCGTGGAACATGGTTGTCGGGAACGCCGACGACATGGAAAAAGCGGCTGAAATCCTGCGAAACATCGAGCAGAGCAGTCGCTCTTTTTATTGCCAGCGCACCGGGCAGGATGAGCAGCAGATGAAGGACTGGATGGACGCGGAGACCTGGTTCACGGCGGACGAGGCCGTGACAGCCGGATTCTGCGACAAGGTGCTTGAGGCTGGCACCGAACTGGCCGCGGCTGCGCTTGTGAGCGCGGACACCATGCGGGCCATGCAGAGCGCGTACAGCCATATCCCGGACGGGCTGACGCAGAGGGACAGTAACATCGCTCCAGTTGCCGGAGAGATGACTGTAATAAATCACGGTGAGGAGGATGATCACTCAATGGACACCCAGGAAAACGTGGCGGTCGAGACCGTTACGGAAACCCCGGAGATGACCATGGACGGACTGCTTGCCGCCTATCCGGCGCTGGTTGAGGAAATCAGACAGCAGGCGGTTCAGCAGGAGCGCGAACGCACTGCGGAAATCGACGAGCTGACCCTGCCCGGGTACGAAGCCGATGCCGCCGATGCGAAAGCGAACGGCATGAGTGCGATGGACTTTCACAAGCTGATTGTGCAGCGCACCCGTGAGAAGGGCAAGGCCTATCTCCAGCAGCGTGCGGAGGAAACCGCCCCCGCGCAGGAAATCGCCGGTGACGCGCCCGCCGATGAGGTGGACGAGGACGCGGAGATTAAAGCATACGCCAAGCAGGCCGCCGAGTACGGCAAGAGCCTGAGTGGCAGCACCAACGGAATGTTCTGAGAAAGGAGACTGAACGACTATGAGCCTTTACGAAACTGTGGGCACCGCCAGCTATGTGAACCTGCTGGCCGACCCGAATCACGCCCAGAAGCTGACTGTCCCCGTGGCTCCCGGCCAGAACACCCTGGCCAAGGGCACTGTGCTGTACCGCGGCGCGAACGGGATGTACAGCGCTGCCGCCACCGCGCAGGTGACGGACAGCAACTATCTGGTTGTCCTCGCTGAGGACGTGGACACCACCGTGAGCGCGACCATTGCCGAGGATGCTGACGCGTTCCGCGCGGGTGTGTTCATCGACGGCAAGGTGAAGCTGGCTGCCGGTGCTGCCCTGACCGCCGCGCACAAGGTTGTGCTGCGCAAGCAGGGTATCGTGTTCTCCCCTGACACCAATGCCGCCGAGTTTAACAACGTGACCGAGTAACACTTTCAGCGAAAGGAGACAGAACGATATGGACATCTACAGCACTCGTGCGCAGCTTGCCGCGATTGAGCAGCTTCCCCGCGCGTACACCTTCCTGTATGACGTGTTCGCGCAGGACAAGGGCGTGGTCGAGGATGACCGCGCGATCTATGACTACAAGAAGGGCTCCGTCCGCATGGCTCCCGTGGTTCATCCAGGCGCTGGCGGCGTGGTGATGCCCCGTGACGGCTATTCCACCCGCGAGATCGGCTTTGCCACGGTGGCCCCGGAGCGGATTGTGGAATACTCCGACCTCCAGAACCGCGCCTTTGGCGAGGAGATTCTGGGCGCGATGACCCCCGAAGAGCGCGAGCGCAAGCTGCTCACGCAGGATCAGGTGGATATGCTGAACGCCATCCAGCGCCGCCGTGAGCACATGATCCGTCAGGTCGTGCTGACCGGCAAGCTGGAGCTGTTCCGCTACACCAACGAGGGCCGCGACAAGGAAACCACCCTGCTGGCGGACTACGGCTTCACCAACACCTTCACCCCCCAAAACGCGTGGAACACCGCGAACGCGAAGATCAACGATGACATGAAAGCCATCTACGACATGGCCTACGACGGCGGCGGCACGGTGGACATCATCGTGGTGGCCCCGGATGTCGCCAATGCCATCCTGGCGAACGCGGACTACCTGAAGCTGCTCGACCTGCGCAACGCGGATGCGGGCAACGTGAACGCCAGGTATCTGGACAAGGGCGTGCGCTTCGTCGGTCGGAACATTGACGGCGTGGAAATCTATTCCTTCTCCGGCAAGATCCTGGACGACAACGGCCAGTTTGTGTCCGCCATTCCCTCCGGCAAGCTGATCGCCGGTTCCCGCGGCATGATCAACATGTATCACGGCCCGGTGACCCAGGTGGAGCGCGAGGACGCGCAGGCTGTGCACAAGACCTACATCAAGAAGGAAGTGCCGCTGCGCTACGCCTCCATCGAGAGCAACACCATCAAGAACCGCATCACCTCCCGCCCGACCTTCGTGCCGGAGAATGTGGACGGATGGGTCGTCGCCACGGTACTGTAAGCGGAGGACTGCATGGAACTGATCGCGCTGACGTATACCAACGCCCGCGGGCGAGTGGTAACGCCCGGAGAAATCTTCGAGGCGGACGAGGCGCAGGCGGCCTGGATGATGAGCAAGGGGGCGGCCAAAGCTGCTGCCCCCGCGCCCATTCAGGTGACGATGGATGAGGCGGCGGAAGAAAACGCCGTTGACATCGCCGCCGAGGACGCGATTAAGCCCGCCCGCAAGAGCACCCGGAAGAAGAAGGGGGCTACGGAATGAAACTGATCGACCTGAAAACGGGAGAGCGCTTCACCGCGCCTGCGGAGTACGGTGCCCGCCTGATTGAGAACAATCTGGCTGTGCCGGACACGCAGACCGCGCCAAAGCCCCAGCGCAAGACGGCGAAACCCGTCAAGGCGAAGGAGGAGGCGGCGGAAGGTGAGCCTCAAAAGCAGGATTGAGCGCGACCGCAGCCGTGTGTTCCTGCAAATGAACCACTTCGCTGACACCCACACCTGGAACGGCGTGCCCTTTATCTGCGTGACGGATGAGGAGACCGCCCTGAAACGCAAGAACAACAACGTCAATGACCTGTCATGGGACAACAACACGCGCGAGACGCTGGTGTATGTCCGCAAGGAGGACTGGCCCGGACACGTGCCGACCCCCTACGAGATGGGCTATTTCGACCGGATGAGTATGCGCGTGCTCCAGGTGAACGAGGACATGGGGATGTACAGTATCCTGCTGACCACACCCGAACCCAGAACGCTGCAGGAGTAAGGGAGGCGACAGGATGCGGACTACGGAGCGGATGCGGAAATTTGCTGACTGGATTTACACAACGTGCTGTGAGGGGCGGCAGATGAAAGCGCCTGCCCCGGATCGTGACATCACCCAGTCCATCCTGCGGGAGCCACAAGTGTATACCATCTACGCGCCCGCACGAAGAGACATGACCCAATACGCCGAGGAGGCCTTCAACGTATGCCCCGGCATCGTGCTGATGCTGGATGCAAGCTACGTGAAGAACATGGAGGAACAACGATTCGACCGGTACTCCGGGATTCACCGCCCGGCGCGGCTGGGGCAAACCTTAGCCTTTCAGTGCCTGTTCTCCGTTTATGAGGACGGAGTGCGGCTGCAGGGCTATGACAGCGGCATGGCGGAGGAAACCGGAGGCGAGCACCTGGACGCGTCGCTGATCCTCGACCCGACGCATGAGGGCGTGACGACCCTTTTCAACTGGATGGACGACATGAAGGACGCATTGATCACGGCGAAGGGGATCCCCGGAACCGACCTGTTCCTGAACGAGGCGACGGTGACGTACAGCCTGTATCAGAGCCAGAACTACGTGCAGGACAGGAGACCGATCTATTACGGATTCGTCAACGGCGTGTTCAACTGCCACGCGGACGAGGGAATCAACCCTTCCATCCGCGCGATACTGGACTGACAGGAGGAATGAACTATGGCTTATCTCCATGGCGCTTACGGCCAGACCAATGTAAGCGGCAGCCGGGTGGCCGACAACGGTGGTACGGGCTTTGTCATGATCGGCACCGCCCCGGTACACACCCTTGCGGATTATTCCGGCAGCGTGAACAAGCCCATTGTGTGCGAATCCATTGCGGACGCGCGGCGCAAGCTGGGCTACTCTGACGACTGGGCGAACTACACCCTGTGCGAGGCGATGCACTACGTGCTCGACGAGATGGGTGTCGGCCCGGTCATCTTCATCAACGTGCTTGACCCTGACAAGCATTTCGAGAAGCAGGGCCAGGAAAAGAAGGAAACATCCGTCACCGTGTCCTTCGTCAACGGCGTGGGCACGATTGCCAACGCGGAGAACGCGATTCTCTCCTCGCTGGCTGTGACGGGCAAGACCGCCGGGACGGACTATACCGCCGAGTATGACTACCAGACCAAGGCGATCACCATCTCCGAGCTGACCACCGGCTCGATGACGGGCTCCATCGCCTGCACGTACAACACCGTGGATCCCGCGAGCGTGGTCGCTGCGGATATCATCGGAACCGAAACCCAGCCCGGACTGTACACCGGCCTGCAGGTCGTGAAGGGCGTGTACCAGACCACCGGCTTCGTGCCGAGCTGGCTGGCGGCCCCCGGCTGGTCTTCCCTGCCCGCGGTGCACGCCGCCATGGTGTCCATCGCGCACAAGATCAACAACCACTGGGACGCCTGGGTGCTTGCTGATCTGCCCCTGGTGGACGGCGCCGGCACGCAGCTCACCTTCGCCACCGCCGCGACCTGGAAGAACACGAACGGCTACAACAAGGACAACGAGACCGTGTGCTTCCCCATGGTTGAGGGCACGGACGGCAAGTATTATCACCTGTCCGTCCTCCGCGCTGCCGCCGAGCTTCGCCTGCTCGCGGACAATGACGACATTCCCTACCACACCGCGTCCAACAAGGAGGCCGCGATCATCCGCAACCTGTATCTGGGCAATGCCTATCAGGGCTACGTGTGGGATGAAGAGTATGTCAACAAGTACCTGAACAGCAAGGGCATCACCTCCGCCGCGTATGTGGGCGGCCGGTGGGCGCTGTGGGGCGCTCATGCCGCGAACTACTCCGAGGATGACGCGAATGCCGTGAATGTCTCCGAGACGGCTGTGCAGATGCTCTACTACGTTAGCAACGACTTCCAGCGCCGCCGCATCCTGGATGTGGACGAGCCCATGACCGCCAATGACCTGTACACCATCGTCAGCGAGGAGCAGAGCCGTCTGGACGCGCTTGTGCGCATCGGCGCTCTGACCTACGGTGAGGCGATTCTGGACGCCCGCAGCATCTCCGGCAGCGACCTGATGAGCGGCGACTTCACGTTCACGTTCAACGTGACTACCACGCCCATCGCCAAGAGCCTGACCGCCATCGTCAACTGGACGGATGACGGCTTCGTGACCTATTTCGGAACGGGCGAAGAGTGAGGAGGTGTTAGAGCATGGCCAAGAAGATTGTCAACATCATCGCGGACTATAAACTGAAGGACAACAAGCGCGAGTGCGAGGACGTGACCAGCGTTGTGCTGCCCACGATTGAGCACCCCACCACGGACATTGATGTCGCCGGTGTTCCGGGCGCGATCAACCTGCCCGACCAGACCCGCGTGAACAGCATGGAAATCTCCATCGCGCACAACAACGGCAACAACTGCGACCGGCTGGCGGACGGCGGTACGCACACCCTGGACTTCCGCGTGGCGCGCAGCGTGTACACCGTGAGCAAGGGCGAGCAGGATTATGACAATGTGAAGTACATCGTCAAGTGCCTGCACAAGGCGACCGAGAAAGGCACGGTCGAGACCGGCAACCCGCTGGGCTCCACCGACCGCTTCGAGGTGCTGCGGATGGAGGAGATCATCAACGGCAAGACCGTGAGCGTGATCGACAAGACCGCGGACACCGTGAACATCAACGGCACCGACCTTCGCCAGAAGATCCGCAACATCCTGAACTGAGCAGGAAACAGGCGGGGGGACATATGCGCCTCCCGCCTTTCCTGTGTTTGAAAAGGAGCAAACCATGAGCGAAACCAAGAAAAACAATCAGAATAACGAATTACAGAAACTGGCAACCGAACTCGCAGCCGGAACCTATGAGCTGCTGTCCCCCATCTACAGCAACAATGTGGAGTTTAAGGAACTGACCTTTGACTTCCGCAAGCTGACCGGGCGGGACATCATCGCGGCGCAGAGCCAGGGCAGCGGATTCAACGCGTTCAGCCTCGCGCCGGATCAGGCGCTGTATCTGTTCAGTCTCGCCGCGGCGAAATGCACGGAGGGCGTGGACGCTGTGGACATCCGCACGAACGTCGGCATTGACGACGCGATCAAGATGCAGCAGAGGGCCGTCAATTTTTTCAGGTTCTCGTCCCTGGCGGGAGACAGGCGCTTCTCAGGGACATGATGGGGCTGGCCATCACCACCAAAACCAGCTTTGCGGAATACCTTGACTTCCCCATCCCACTGTATTACGAGATCCGGGACGCGGCGGTCGAGGTGCTGCAGGAAATGCGCAACGGATAATCGCGGAGGGGCGGGCAGGCGCTCTCCCCTTCCGCTTCTGTGATGAAGGGGGCGGCGCACACGAACATCATCTATCAGGGCGTGGACATCACCGACCGGGTGTTGACGCTTGCCTGCTCCTTCCTGGATACGGTCGGGGAAGCCGACACGCTGGATGTCACCTTCGACAATTCCGCCGCGTGGTTCGGATACGACGCGCAGCCGGATGACACCATCGAGGTGCGGGAGGACAATTACACCACCGGCACGATGTACGTCAACGCGGTGCAGCCACAGGACGGCAAGTACAGGCTCATCGCCTCCGGGCTGAAATGCGCGGGGCGGGAAAAGATGTTCCGCGCGTGGAGCGGGTACACGGTAAGCGAGCTGTTCCGAATCGCCGCCCGTCAATGCGGCGCGGAGGCAAGGCTCGCCGGCACGGACGGGAGCAACATCATCCCGTTCGTCATCCAGGAGAACGAGAGCGGGGTAAGCCTTCTGAACCGCGTGTGCGGGTGGGAGAAAATCGCGCTGAAAGCCACGCAGGGCCGCCTGATCGGTATCGGGTGCGATTGGGTGCAGACCCGGCCGAGCGCGAAATCCATCCGTGTGGACAGCGACGTGACCGGCATCACATACACCCGGAATGATTATGACAGATGGCAGCGCGTGACCGTCTCCTCCGAGGATGCGAAGGTCAGCGCGACGGACAGTGCGGCGGCATGGCGGAACGAACGGCAGGAAACCGGACTGCCAGCCAGGACGAAAGCGCAGGCTGGGCGATGGGCACGCGGGCTGCTGTACCGGCACAACCTGGAGACGGAAACCGTTCGGTTGGAAACAGCCTTTGACGGAACGTACAGCGCGATGGTGCGCGTGGATATCGCAAGCGAAACGGACATGGCCGGGCAGTGGCTTGTGCGGGAAGCACGGCATGATTTTATCGACAGGAAAAGCGCCGTAACCCTGTGCCGCTGCATCGACAGTATCCGGTGAGGTGAAGTATGGAACAATACGGAGCGACAATCGAGCGCGGAATCATCGAGGCGCGTATCAACGGCGAGAAAGTGCTGGCAAGCGTTGACCGCCCCGGCCTGGAAATCACGCTGACCGACGCGGAATACGCCGGGCACCACGTGGGCGAAATGCTCTACTTTTTCCTTCACGGGAACGGGAAGTGGCAAATCGTCGGCGCGAGCGGCGGCGGAGAGGCGGACGTTGGTTTCTACATCGACGCTGACGGATACATCTGCCAGCGGATCGCGGGGGACGAATAAATGGCGGAGGCGGTGAAATAAATGGCAGTAGCGAACAAACGGCTGATGACGGATGACACCGGGCAGGATATCGTCAATGCGATTGAGGGGATTGCGGACGCGCTGACCGGGGATGCTGTGCGGTATGTCCCGCAGACCCTGACCACGGCGCAGCAGGCGCAGGCGCGGAGCAACATCGGAGCAACGACCGATGCAGATCTTGCCATCGTGGCCAACGGCAACACCCACGCGGCGATAGAAAGCGGGCAGTTTGTGTACGTACGCAACCACAGCACGCTGGCGGAAGGGCTGTACAAGGCCACGGCGGCAATTGGCACAAATGCGGCGCTGAGTACCAGCAATCTGGCGGCAGACAGCAGCGGCGGGCTCAACGATCTGCAGGGGCAGGTTACGACGTTAAACAGCAATTTGACGTCCCGTTTTGGTACAGCGTCCATAACCATTGTTCTTGGTAATCTGTCTACGTTTACGTTCTCCAATTTGCATGATATCAATAATGCTGGAATATACAAACACGGATTACTG